GGATTGCCCTTTGGAAAATGATTAGATTTGATCACAATAAACACCAAGAAAAATTAGCTGAAAAGACAAGCAAATCCTTAGGATTTGCAAAATTTGAGCTGGTCGATCACGGTCGTAACCAAGGTCCTGTTTTTAACAAACATAAAAAGCTAGTGCATATTTTAGGAAATCCGCCTAATGTCAATTTTAATCAATTATACAGTTCTCGAACTACCGATGTTGTATTACTCGAAGATGTAACAGAAACAAAATCACCTGCGCCAATTTCCTGTCAAGCCAAAAACGGCCGATCAATTTATGTCACTAGTGTTGGCGAAGTTTATCCATGCTGTTATCTAGGATTTAGCCCCAAAACTTACGGATACGGTAATTATCATGCGGCAGTAAATGCTCAAATACGCCCATTGATTTATAAAAATAATGCATTAAAATACCCGCTAGCTGATTGTATAGCATGGTTTTCTGAGGTAGAAAAGACGTGGGCCATAGATACTTTTAAAAAAGGTCGCCTTGTTATTTGCAATGATGTATGCGGTAAAAACTAATAAATAATAAAAAGGTCCTGACTCAAAATGCAGAAGAAAACTCGTAGTTTATTAGAAGAATTAGACTCAATGTACATTGAGCGCGATCAGCGCCATATTATTGAAAATCGAGCTAATAATATTATAGCATCAGCCATTCGCCTGCTGGAGCAGATAGACGAGTCCTATACTCCAGAACAAGCAGAGAACCTTACACGTAAACTAATTAACGCTATCAAACTACGCGATCCCGGCAAGTTTACACGTTCTGTAAGGAAAACTGATGCAAATTCATGAATTAACTAAACGTTCAAGAACTAACGAAGGCCTGTTAGATACCATGCGTGATGGCATTGCGGCCGTTAAAACTGGCTATCAGCAAGGCGGACTTAAAGGCGCGGCAAAAGCATCTATATCCAATACGGCATTTAATCAAGCTACCAATGCTCGTTTACAAAAATCAACTATAAACGATCCAAGGATTGTAAGAGGCAAAACTCTACAACAGGTACTGCAATCTATCAATAATGATCCCGATACTAAAGCTGGAGTAGAAAAATTAATTCCGGTTTTTCAACAAGAGTTTATAAATGTAAAACCACCGCAACCAGCACAACCACAACAGCCTACCGCAACACCTACAGTACCTCCAACTAGTACAAAACTAACGCCACTACAACAGGCAAAGGCCTTACATCAACGTGCTCAGGCATCTAAAGCAGCAGCACAACCTACTCCACCTGGGCAAATGCCACCGGAAGTAGCTGCCAGTCCAAAAGTTCAAAATTTAGGAAAACTGTATGGCCCTCCTACAAGGGGCGGGCTGGCAGATTTAAAAAATGATCTTGAAGAAGCTGCCCAAGTACCCCCACCAGGAACCCCAGTCGCTAAACCTCATACGGGAGGTCGAGTAGCTGGTCAAATTAGTCAAACTCCTAATGCTGCAAGACAGCGAAATGCTCGTGCGGCAAAAACAGCCAATGTTGCTCAACAGGCCAAGGCAGCCAATGCCTTTGGACAAATGGCAAATACTTTAAGTAGTCCCACTCCTACACAGCCAGCCACTCCTGCTGCAAAAACAACAAGTACTGGCGGAACAGTAGCTCAAACTCCTACGGGACAAACACATCAGGCTAGCGCCACAAATCCTAATCGGGCCAATCCAGCCTCCATTGAGCAGTGGGCTATGTCAAAAATTAAAGGATATGATTCAAAAATTAAAACCGATCCTGAAGCAGCAAAACTTATAGATCAATCTTTGAAAGTATTAACACAAGTTGTCAACGATAAAAATGTCAAAGATTTACCAACAGCGTTAACAAATTATTTGTTAGCAGCCAAAGCAGCGACCATGTACGTGTCTCAAAAAAATCTTGAAAAGAAACAAGCCTCGGCTAGGGCTAAACCTGGCGCATTTCAAGATGGCAATGATGAGGATGAGGATATCACCGGCGTTGCTGGTATAGGTAGTTCTCCTAATAAACAAAGACAACAACTTGGCATTAATAAATTAGTATCCGCAGGAGTTAATAATGATACTATTCAATCTCTAAAGAACTTTGCTAAAACGTTTCCGGATATAATTGGTAATCTGTTTTCAAC